ACAATATCGTCAGAATAAGACCTAATCGTCTCATCAATTAAAAAATCTGCGGGCTTTTTGAAAACTAAAATCGTCTCGGTAACCAGATTTGGTTTGTAAGCCAGCGGCTTCCGATGCTGATAAAAACCACCGTTCCTGTTTAACGCGGCACCCTCTGGCTTCAGCCACACAATGTCATCAATAAACTGCCAACCAATATCTTCCATAATGCTGAAAAAATGAAACGGTATAGCATACCGCTTGCTCTCCTTGCTACGCTTCTCACGAGGCTCAATGTACGAACTGAGATTGACAGCACACATACGACCGCAAACAGTAACCCGAAACACCTCAGTGAAGATATCTCTCAAAAAATCAAGATAGCTATCGTAACTGTCCCAAACAGAATAATCACGCGCATTGTAGTACGGCGGAGATGTCACTGTCAGGTGGACTAGCTCATCATCAAAACCACGCAACACACTGGACGCGTCACCATGATAGATATCAACATTGGGGATACTAACAACAGACATCAATCAACCCTCCAAAATCATCTCTGCCGCAGTTTTCATGCCCAGCTCTCCCTGACCAGCATCAGCCATGTGTCGAAATCCACCTGCGCCACGTAATCCATGCCAGCATAGTCAGCACTAATGCTGGACATTCTGACAAGGCAGTGAATCGGCTGGCGGTCATACTTCCATATCAGCACAGGCTGGCATCCAGTGGCATTTGCCGCCGCTGTGCATTGCTCCCACCACTGCGGCTTGTATGTTGTGCCGGAGGCATATCGCTTTGCCTCTATGCTCCAGCCATCCACCCCGATAATATCGCCATGCAAGCTGGCTCTGTACTGCTCGATGTCTCTCTTAACATCGTCAATACCAAGCCCATCCATGATAGCCCGACACAGCTCACGCTCGAAATTAGCGCCCTTTACTCTACCGTTAGTCAATAGAACTTCTCCCCTTCGGCGGCATTATCGTTGGCGGTTTCGGAGCTTTACCCGTTATATTTTCGGTTATCTCAGCATCCTCGAACCCATCCGGCAATAACTCGTTCCAGATATCCATCTGGCGGCTATGCTCGAGCTTGGCCTTATCCCAATTATCCGTGACCTTTTCCTTGCTCATCTGTCGAACGCCTCGCACCAGTCCTTTAGCCCCACCTGACCCTTTGACATTTTATAAATGTCCATCATGTGCATCCCGCTTGGAGGGCGCTTGCCATAAATCCAATTATGCACGGTGGGTTGCGTTACCTCCATCTGCCGAGCGAACTCAGCCTGCCGCATCCCTTTGTTTACTAACCATTCTGCCAGTTTCATTTTAGCTCCTATTTTATTAGTTGACAGCATTACATATAACCGTTAGTAAAGTATAAACACAGTGATGTAAACTGAAAACTTAGTCAGGGATTATGATAAATAAATTAGACCATTACAGCCCCAGCCAGTTACTGCGCCCTATGCCCGTCTGGATGTTCCAGTATTTGTATCTCACAAAGGAACAGCGCAGAGAAATAAAGGTTGGATACAACGCCGCATTTGGCACGGCAGTGCATGGCGCGATGCAGGCTATGCTGACACTCGGTTTGGACTTTGAGGCGGCAGTGGAGCAGGCATATTTATCGTTTGACTTTCACGATGCGCCAGATACTGAGCCGCAAGAAAAGCGTGACAAGTACCGCGAACTTATTGCCGATGCTGTTGAGCAGGGCATTGACCTATTTGCGGAAAAGTTCGGGGGCGCAGAAGAGGAGCGCAGAGTCGAGGTGTCCTTGGTAGGTGTAGACCTACCGATTATGGGATTCATAGACCTGTGCGCCTCTGATGCTTTCTGTGAGGTAAAGACAAAAGCACCTCGCATGGGCGCTGTAAAGAAGGACGGCACACGGGGCTGGACTAAGGCGGCATTGCCAGCAAAGCCACAGTTCGAGCATCTGTGCCAAGTATCCATCTATCAGAAAGCCACAGGGCTAGAGCCTAACTTGGCTTATGTATCTGCAACAGGTGCAACGCTGTTTACCCCTGACAACTGCGAGGAACTACAGCCGGAGTATCTGGCGTACTGCCTCGAAGAAATGCGCGGCAGGGCTATCCGCCGTCAGAACCTAATGAAAGTATCGGATGACCCGAAAGTATTAGCTGGTCTGGTAGACCCAGACTTTCAGCACCCGTTCTATTGGGATTCAGAGTTTAAAGAAGAAGCAAAGGAGTTATGGAAAACATGAGTATATTCGCAACCATGTCACAAATCGACACTCGCAAGATTGTCGAGAAAAAGAACGGCTTTACATACCTGAGCTGGGCGCACGCTCTGCGGCTGTTAAAACAGCACGTTCCAGACGCTATAGTGACTAAGCACATATTCAAACAGGCAGACCAAACCTATCTGCCCTACATGATTGATGCACAGGGCTATGCCTATGTGCAAGTAACTGTAACGCTGGGCAAGGATGAACCAGCCACCACAGAGATTATGCCAATTCTCAACCACGCTAATCGCCCCGTTCAAAAGCCCAACAGCTTTGAGGTGAACGCCTCAATACAGCGTTGCATGGCTAAGGCGATAAGTATGTCAACGGGATTAGGTTTACATCTTTATGCTGGAGAAGATACACCAGCACCATCACCAGTTTCTGCTGGCTCGGACAACTCCGAGCAGAAGGCAGAGAGGGGCGCGGCATCTGGGCAAACTGTAGAAAACCGTGATGTCTTTAAAAATACCGAGCGTTCGGATGCCGCAAACACCCCACAGAAGATAAAGTCACCCCTATCCATTGCGGATGAGGTGGCCTTATGCCCCGATATGGACAGCCTGAGAGCGCTGTACAATCGGGTGCAGTTAAAGCTGTCAGCAGAGGACAGGCAATTATTCACCAAAAAGAAACAGGAGTTAGCAAATGGCTGAATATGAACAGAAGGATATGACGGCTTCGTTATTTCCTAACGATAAGGGCGATAATGAAAAGCGCCCAGATATGACTGGTTCTATGACAATTGACGGGACAAAGTACAGCCTGTCAGCGTGGAACAATGAATCAAAGGCGGGTAAGCCTTACATGAGCATCAAAATATCCGAGTGGCAAGAAAGACCAGCCGCTAATGGTGCGGGTCAGGCTATGGATGATGAGATTCCATTTTAATGTTTAAGCGTGATAAGAAGCGGCAAACAAAGCAATCGAGGTATCCAACAGTCGATAATTATGCAGACTGCTATCATTGCGGAAACCGCTTCAATTACCGATATCAGGGAACAATAACACTAGCGGGAAAGGAGTTTTGTAACGATGTCTGTGCTAGAGAAAATTATCTTAAAATTCTTAGGGAAAACGGAGAGAGTGTCCCGTTCGATGCACTATGACCAGCGCATTGAGCGAGTTGTCCAAGCAACCAGCGAAGTCACAGGAGTGCCAGTCTTGGAACTGCTGTCCAAGAGAAGGCTCAACGCAAATGAGCGACACATCGCTATGTATCTGTCAGTCAAACTGCTGGGTTGCTCATATCCAGGAGTGGGCAGGGCATTTGGGCGTGACCATACCTCAGTCTATTACGCCGTCAAAAAGCTCGATAAAAGAGGCCGTGGGCGGTCAAAAACCACCCGAATTTTGAAGGAAATTGAACGGTGTCTGAGCGCATGATTCTTAGGTACGTTGTGCATGGTCACATCAAAGAACGTGAGGAAAATGGGTGGGTTATTGTATCCCACCTGTCCTACCCTCACAGCCAACACGCAGTGCTGATGAAGAAGGTGGAAGATGAAAGACCCAGTGAACCATCCTGAGCATTACACCAGCGGAAACATCGAGTGCTTAGATGCTATCAAGTCGGCGCTCGGTGATAATTACAAATACTATGTGCAAGGAAATCTGATAAAGTATATCTGGAGATTTAACCACAAAAACGGGCTGGAAGATTTAAAGAAGGCTCGGTTCTATCTGGATGACCTAATCAAGCATGATGACCCTGCATAATAAATTTGTAGCAGATGTAAATTTATCTCAAACAACATCCGGCCTAGCCGGAGAATATATAGCCGCCGCGTCAGTCCTTGCTAGGGGCTGGCGCGTTGCTTTAGCGCAACAGGACGCTGTTGACCTGATAGCGTGGCATCCAGATACAGGCGAGATGATGCGGATACAGGTCAAGGCTTGTCAGGCTTCTCGGCAGGGTGCGGGGCATAAACATCGCGT